AAAGCAAAAGATTTTAGAACTAAGACAGGAAGCTAATGCTGAAGCCCGTAAATTATTTGGAGCACTAGATGACCCGACAGGTGAGCTTGATGCAGAGGCAGTAGCCGAGGGATTAAAGGCACTTCAAGAAATATCAGAGGACGGAACAGTCGGTGCTACATCTGCACAGAAACAAACATTAGATAAGATACGTGAGATAGAACGTAGAACAGCAGAGGTGCTTGGACGTGAGTACATACCAAGAACTGATTCAAGTATAGTGCGTGAGATAGAAAGAACTATTGTTACTCCATCTACACAGAGAGCTGCAACTGGAGCTTTGTTTGTAGGTGCTACTATGTCACCAGTATCATCTGAGTTTGATTCAAGCCGTACTGGTACATCTAAGAAAGGTACAAAAGCAAGACCAGTTACTACTACACAAGAAGATAATATAGATAGTGAAATAGTTCCGGATAAATTGTTGGAAAAACAAATGGATAAAGTTGATTACCAACACTTGCCGGAAAATATTAAGAACGAAACTGACCCAAAAACTAAGTATGAAAAACTTGTTGAGTACATTAAGAATAATTTAATAGCTTTACATAATAAGTTCCCGGAAGATTTAAGAGCTCAAGCTACTCTATGGTATGACGGTGCAAGAAAGATTGCAGAAAATTTAGCTCAAAGATATGACCTAACAGCAGAACAGGTTGGTGGTATACTAGCTGTGCTTAGTCCACAGAAGCAATGGTTTATGAATATAGCTCAAGCAGAGCAAGTCATTCATACTATGAAGTTCTATCAAGATTTTAAACTTGAAGGAGCTGACATTGATTCCGAAATAGAAAGTATAATTAAAGGTACAGATAAAAAAGACCGAGCTGATAGAAGAAAAATTTTAAATAAACTTAAAGGTAAGACAATAAAGCAACTCAGAAAAGAAAGTGATTACCTTGCTGGTTGGGCTGTTCGATTAATCTCTCAAGCAAAATATGGAAGATACTATAATGTAGTAAATCCGGATGGAACAATACTAGGCTTTGATGCAAAGCAAGATGGTGACCCTAGAAAAAATTCTTGGGGGTCTATTGCTGAAATTGAAAAGGCTATGTCTATTATGGACAATAGCTCATTAGATAATATATCTGAAAAACTAGGCGACCAACATAAAGTCAGAAACTTTTATAACAATATTGTAGCACCGAATAGTCCATATGGTGATGCTACTATAGATACTCATGCGGTTGCTGCTGGCTTATTGATGCCACTCGGTGCATCTGCAATAGAGGTAAAACATAATTTTGGCCAAAAGATGCCTAGCTCTGGAGCATCCGGAATCAGTGGTAATTATCATATGTACCTTGAGGCCTACAGAAGAGCTGCTAAAGAACTTGGTATACAGCCAAGACAGATGCAGTCAATTACTTGGGAGGCCATTAGACTTTTATACCCGTCAGAATTAAGAACAAAAGATTCTATTGACAAAGCAACAAAGATACATAACAATGCAAACAATGAACAAGAAGCAAGAGATACCATCCTCCGACCAGAAATTTCTAGACCAAGTTGGAGTACAACCGGAGACATTAGAGAACTTACTACAGTCCCAGCGGCAGCTGAAGGCCTTGGGAGTGACAATGTCCTTGGAGGAGATTTACAATTTCGAGGTAGGCGAACCCAGCGAGATGCTGTCGTAGGCACTACTCAACAAGAGACACAGACAAAAGCAGAGCGTTCCGTTATAGGTTCAGCTGTAGCTTCTGCACAGAAGTTAGCCGAGAAGCTAGGTGTAAAGATTGAGGAATCAAACACAATCAATAGACCAGCTCAGTATAACTACGAGACACAAACTATTCAGTACAATCCTCAGTTACTAGCTAGTAGAGGTAAGGACTTTAGTAATGCAGCAATGCGTGAGGAGATTATCCACGCTGCTATGCACCAAGTAATTATGAAACGTAATCCTAAGCTAAGTGCTAAGGCTGCGTTTGAAAAGGCAATGTCATCAATAGGTTCTGATTTAACACAGGAACAAAAGGCCTTGATGACTGAAGTATACGGGGACTTAGATACTGATTTAAATTACGGTGCTGAGTACACACGATTTGCGGTACAACATATCTTGGATGGTAAGACTACTGAAGGTACATTGTTTAAAGGTAAGGCATTTGAAAAGGTAGCATCATTAATTAAGTCCGTTCAATCATACGTAGCTAAAATACTTGGGCCGGAACTTAAGTCCAATGAAGAGGCTGCATTTATTATTGCTGATACAATTAGATTACTACGTACAGTAGACCCATCAAAGAAACCGGCACAACAAAAGATTGTTAATGAAGCTGTCGCTATACTGTCCGGCACATCACAGGTTGATTCATATGTATATGATAATCCCTTTGCTTCAGAAGCTCAGAAGAAGAAAAGAATATCAGAAACTAAAAGAAGAAACAGGGCCGCTGTATTACAGACAGCTAGTTCTTTCTTCAAGAGAATCCACGGTGATATTGCTACACTTATCAGTGATTACTATACTCGATTAGAAAGAAGACAGACTGATGCAGTAAGACAGATAAATAATTTCCAAACTAGGATTCGTGGCATCAAGAATAAAAAGGATAGCAATAGATTAAAGCAGTTGCTTACATCAACATCTGACCCGAACACAGCAGATGGCAAAAGAATCTTCGGAGAGAGAGATAACTTACTACGTAAGTATAATCTATATAATGATTTTAATTTATTAATACGTCCACTACTTGACCGACTTAGATTAGAAGCTATTGCTTCCCGTATGGATGTTAAGTATTTGTTTGAATACTTCCCAATGAAGGTGAAGGATTTAGGTGGATTGATTAACCTATATGGTAAAGATATAGAGAATGATTTTGATGCTCATATAAAAAAGCTTAATAAAAAAAGAGAAGATAATGAAGAGCTTGAATTAAATAAGGATGAGATAGCTGCTGAATTTAATGTTTATCTTAACAACAAAATGTATAAGACAAACTTAGGTGAAAAAGTACCGGGCTTCTTACAGAAACGTAAAGGTGGTATGCTATCACAGGAGGAGCTTCCTTTCTATGAAGACCCGGAGGTTGCCTTAGGTGCTTACGTTAATAGTATTATAGTAAAAACTGAAGAGGCACGTATGTTCGGTAACAAAGCGTTACAAAGAAATAAAAAAATGGAACTCGATGGTGAGTCCACATATCGTGTCAATCTATCTGACCCACAAGGAGAACTAAGTAGATTAGTTGGTCGCTTGTTTAGTGAAGGTAAGTTAGATAAGAGACAGATGGGTGATTTATTCTTTGGCCTTGACCAAATGTTTGGCCCTCCAATCAAAGGTAAAGAACAAGAAAGTAATATGAGACAGTTCGGTAGACTAGCTAGTTATGGTTCGTTACTCGTTGACCCAACTACTACATTGTCACAGCTTTATGACTTAGCGTTTATGGCTTTGGATAATCCAAATGTATTACGTATTGCTAAGACTATATTTACTCAAAAGGATTTTAACTTAGAGATGGCCGGGATTGACCCGACACTTATGTCAGCTGAGTTCCGCCCGAACAATCAACAACGTCAAAGGTTCTTAGAAAAAACTGTTAAGTTTGGATTAAGGTCAGTAGGGTTTACTCAATTAGATAAGCTAATGAAGGAAACAAATCTTACTGTTAACTATAATAGATACAGAAGAATATCTAAAAGACCAAAGAATAGTAAGGAGTTTAAGAAGTTCCGCTCAGAGGTTGAGTTCATGGTTGGCCCACAGGATGCTGAAAGAACTATAAATGATTTTAGAAATGGTGTGTATGATTCTCCATATGTACGTGAGCTAGTAGTAAGAAAACTATTAGAGACTCAACCAGTCAATGCATTTGAAATGCCTATGGCTGTTAGAAAGAATCCTAATCTACGTATGTGGTACACAATGAAGTCATTCATTATCAAACAAGCCAACTTGGTTAACGATAGAATGATTAGTAAAATTTTATCAAAGACATCAAGTGGTGAGGAGAAAAGAAAAGCTATACTTGAATTAATATATTTAATGTTTTTGTTCCAAATGGCTGGCATACCGATTGACTTTATTAAAGATATGATTGCTGGCCGTGATGTATACCCGGAGGACTACGTAGAGAATGCTTTCTTTAGATTGTTTGGTATGTCTAAATACAATATGTATATCCTCAAGGAACGTGGCCCGGCTGAGTTTGCTGTATCTTACATAGCTCCTGTTCCTGTTATGCAAGCATACGAAATGTCTAAGCAAGTATACTTCGGTGGTAAGAAAGTCGTAGAGGGTGAGTTCGAGACAGAAGATGCTCAGAAAATTATAAGAACTTTAATGCCGTATGATTCATTGTGGTACTACGGGTATGGCCCCGGTGCTAAAGCACAACAAGATAAACAAACTAGGGAGTCAAAAGAAAGAGGTAGAGTACCAATGATTTATGGTGACCCCGTTCTTCAGTTCAACCCGGAGACATTTATTAATTTAAACCTAGGGCCAAGAGAAACTAATATTTCTGAGCCGATGGATTTAGCTCCGTACTTCCGGGATATATAAACAAAAAACCTAGCCCTCAAAAGTAGATGAAAGAGGACTAGGCTTTATGTTGTAACAAGAGAAAGACCCCAAGGGGAATCTTCTGCAATATATTATTATATGAAAAGTTGCTGAGGAAAATAAATAAAAACTCAACAACATTGATTAGATTGAATTAATATTTATTGATGTCAATAGTTTATCTAAATATTTTTTAATAAGTTGGTTCATTGATAGTTGTATTCATAATTGTATGAAGCAGTGCTTCGACTCTCTTCCGCAAAAACTCTTGTGTTTTCATAGCTTCTTTAGTTCTTTTAATAGCACACGTTACACTCGACCTTTCTCGTCTTCCCATTTTAGCTATCTCGTTGTGGCTCTTGCCGGTTGCTTCTAGTAAATAGAAGTAAACATCCCTAGCTTTTGCTACTGATTGTCTGCCTCTAGTTTCTTGCTGTATGTCTATGGGACTTACCTCAAACATTTGAGCAACGTAATTTAATATATATCTTGATTTCATAATTGTTATTTGAATCTGCCTAAGCAGTGGTAAAATTTTAAGTAGCCTCCTACACCACGCTCACCCTCTCGGTTCTTAGCTATGGTATATTGAAGGTCAGTGAAAGGCCCTTTGGCATCAGAGGATTTAGCACCCTCTATGTCACCATTCTTTGGCCATAGTAAAAGGACAATGTCAGCATCGTTCTCGATGTCTCCACTATCCTTGAGGTCATAGAGACTCAGCCCGGTTTCCCGTTTGGCTCCCTCTCTATTGACTTGAGATAACAGTATTACACTTACATTTAATTCAAGTGCTAACTGTTTTACCTTATGAGATATGTCAGCGATACCCTCTGCCTTGCTCTTAGCTTTGCTACTCCAAGGTATAAGTTGTAGATAATCAATGACTACTAACTTTACTCCGTGTTTTTTCACATAGTTTCTAGCTCGGCTGAGTACATCCTGTGGATTGCGGGCAGTGTGTACTGTATAAAAAGGAAGCTCGGCAACCATATCGGTAGCCTCATTAACTTTCTTCATATTAGCATCAGACATTACACCCTCTTGTATCTGCCTTAGATTTGCCCCGGAGATGGCTTGAACCATCCGCTTGAGTATTTGCTTACGTGGCATCTCCAAAGAGAATATAAGGGTAGGTACAGCCTCTTTAAGCATAGCTTGTGTAGCTATATATAATGCAAGTGCTGACTTACCACAAGATGTGGGTGCAGATAGGGTAAGAACTTCACCGGCACCTATGCCTCCACTACCTAGCATTGAGTCCAACTGTGGCAGATGGGTTCTCACCACATCATTCACATATTCTCCACTCATCATGGCAGCAAAATCTTCTTTCAGTTCATTAGCTGTGTCTTGGATTTGTTGTCCGCTGTCCGCTGTCTGACTGACCTTCGATGTTTGCTCTTCGACATTTGCTTTTATCTGCTGTGATGTCGCAGTTTCGGCAGATGCATTCTCGGCACCTAGTATGTATGCTCTTCGTAATCTTCTTAGGTTTGATTTCTCTAGTACCAATTCAGTATAGTACTTTAACTGTAAGGAACTCGATGACTTACTAAGTATCTCAATGATACCTGTAATGCCATTGACTTCATCAAGGCACTCGATTGACTTAAGGTATTCCATTATAGATACCTCATCAATCGGGGTGTCTCCACTAAGATTGGCTACTGCTCTGAACAGTAGCCGGTGTCTTAGGAAATAAAAATCATCCTCAGTAATGATGGATGATATTGTGTCATATGCGGATGAGTCCCCGCTTAGACACAGGCAAGCGATTAGTTTTTCTTCAGCTTCCGTGTTGTGTGGTTCGACTAAGTCTATCATTCTCTTGTTGTAATTGCTCAGTCAAAGCATTTAAACACTGGCCTAGGAATCTAAATCTGTCTTTCGCTTCACTTGGAATTTCTTTTTGGGATATTTCGTTGTAAGCATTTAATGATACTTCTGTGGCTTCGTGTATTGTCTTTAACATAATGGTTTCTTTATTTGATAGTTGTTAGTCTAGACCCCGCAGTTGTTGCGAGGGTCGTAGATTCTAACATATATATCCTTTATTTATTATCTCGTTCTAGCATCCCTATGGCTATCAAGGAGTAACCTATCAAGTCCCTAAAGATGTCACGAGTGGTATCTCCCTTTTCATTAAGGGAAAGTTTACCATCTCGGCTGAATGCTTTAAGTCTCTGAAACTTATCTTGCATCCGTAAAGCTACACCAACTAGGGGTTCAATCCCGAAGTCAGTTGACCCATCGAAGTTCTCGAATGGATTGTCTTGGTCATTGCCACCCGTGTAGTCCGAGTTCTTTAAAGAAGTGAGGCGGAGTATTTCATCCACCTCATCTTGTCGGAACTGTTCCCACCATTCCTTATTGAACTCCATATTAGAACGGGTCGGAATCGTTTACCTCAACAGGTGCGGGTTTCTTCGGTGCAGATGATTCTTTCTTAGCATCAAAAGCTAGTGACAAATAAGGCACATCATTCTTAGATACTTTCTTCCATCCCTTTACATAGAATGGTACAGTCTCACCTGTAGCCTCGGCCAATAAAGCTTTCAGTTCTTTAACTGATAGCTCGCAATCCCCACGGAAGTCGGGATGTGTTTCTTTTTCTTTGCGGTCATTCTTAAATAAGCGACCACGATTTGTGTTATCGTATTGATTCATATTATTATTATTGGTTAAAATATATCTATGCTACCGACAAGTTCTTGACCTTTTGTATTTTTGGTTTTGACCTTGTAGTTACCCGACTTTGAAGCTTCGGATTGTTTGCCGTGCGTGTTAGTTGCATCGGGGTCTTTGGTATCATCGATACAGAAGAGGCCGTTCAGTGCGTACTTACGAGCGTAAGAACTAGCTGACCCTGTAATCTGTGCATCATCCATACCTTTCTTTACTTCAGCTTCACGAGCAAAGGCCGTGGTTTCTACTTCAGAGAATGGGTTGTGTGATACTAGTCGGGCCGTAGCCTTTACATATACTCTACCTCCTACCTCTACGATTTCATCGCTGAGTGTAAGGTCGCAGTTATGTTTTTGTAGGAGAGGTTTTACTGCTTCGAGTATGTCCTCTGCGGAGCGATAAGAGTACCCTCCGAATTTGTTTGTCTGACCCTTGGGAGCTTTCAGTTCCCCTTGAATCAGTACAAGTTGGTGTGTATGATTTATTTCTTTTGTCATAATATTGTTTTAATAAATTCTTAAATAGTTTTACTCGGTGTGCTACATTAATGCAAGCATCTAGTTCAGCATTTGTTGACCCCAATGTCGATAATAAAAACACTTGGTCATCTCTTTTTAAATTATTTTTGAACCGACTTGTAAGTTGATTGAGTCCAACAGGATGCAGTATCTCTGAGTCGGGCTGTCTTAGGTAGGATGCTATGTTCTCTAACACATCGGGTAGTTCAGTCGGGTCACCCTTGCACATTGATGTGTATATATTCTCCATCTTACCTATTAATGTGTTGGCCTGTCTACTTATTACTCCCCGTATCTCACCACTACTATGGTCGTGGTCAACTACCCAGTCATCAGTCTCTCGATTTAATATCGGACACTTACTTGGTTCGTTTTCCTTTCGCCACTTTGCTAGCTTGCTTGCGGGTATATATGTCACTTGCTCTTTTGCTTAGTAATTTTATTGTTCTCATTCTTTTTCTTTCTAAAGATGTTATCGTAATTTTGTTCGTACAATTTTTGATTGTATCCTTTCTTCGGTTGCATTCCTTTGCCCATAATATTTATTCAGTAGGTCGTTGGTTTACTTCTAGTATTTGTATCCTTGCACCTTTCTTAGTTATGCCGTACCCGTTCTTATCGGGCTTGGTCGGGCATATGAACTTGACTGCTTGTGCTTTGTCCCTAGCCCACCTTACTTGATACCCTCGGTAATCCGTGGGCATATCAAAGTGCTTGTAGATTATCTCATATTTGTTCACGGCTATATAGTACAATGAATCCTGTACCGCCATTGATACCTAATACATTAAAGTCAATCCATTCGATTGCTTCCTCGTAGTTCATATGACTGTCGGACATAAAGCATTCAATCATTCTGTCGTAGTCATATACATAGTATCCATCGTGGCTTGTACCAACGATAGCATAGTCAAGGCCATCGAATTGTATGGCATTGTCTGCGTGTATGAGTTCTTCATAGAACTCTAAGTTTGGGTTTTCATCACTCATTTCTTCATCCTTTTGTTCCAATATAATTTGCAAGCGTATTTAAAATTTTCTATTCCTTTCTTCATCTCTTCGGGTGTCCACTCATTGTGGTAGTGCTTGGTTGTTTCGCAGTCCACACATACAGTAATGCATCTCGGTAAGTAATCTAACTTGTACTCCTTCATTACCATAAAGGATTCAATGGCCAACTGTTCGCAGTCCTTTGGGTAAGTCTTGGCCTTACCTTTACAATTAGTTCTGCACTTGTAGTCAGCGAGGAATAATTTATCCTCATCATCGTATCCCATAAAGTCTATTGAACCAGCAGTCTTGATTGTACTTGAGCTAATGATATGCTCACAACACATTGGCTTAGTCCCGCTCTCGTGTATCCATTCTACAAATGGTTCGGCCCAACTGTCATACGGATTAGGTTCGGCCTCTGTGCCTTGCATCAGTGCCTCTACCTTGTCTTCAATACATTTGTGTACCGCAGTACCAAACTCGGATGAACCTATCGTGTCGCCTGTTACAGGATGTTCCCGTGTTCCGTATACTAAAGTCTCGATGTCTTGCCACACTAGGTTCGGGTGCTTTCGGGCAAGGTCTACCATCATTCGGGGTTTATAAATTGAATCAAGAAAGTCATCCTTGATTATGCCTAGCACTGTCGTGACTGACGGGTAGGTCTTGGTGTTATTCTTTCTAGCTTGAGCGGGTGTCGTTACGTTCTTCTCAAACTTGGGTTCGTTAGTTGTAGTACAATCGTAGAAGTGAGCCATCACTAAATCTAGGACGGCTCACTCCACGATGTCAACACTAATTAACTATTATTCACTACAAATCCTCATCCGTAATTTTATGGCTGAGGTTAAAATAATCTACAAGTCTATTCATTTTGTCTTTATATATATCACTATATTGTAGATGTTTATCTAGTTCATCATTGATTTCATACCATATTAAATAGATTTCACCATCTTTTTTACTACCCCAATGCAGACAGGGTATATCTGCACCGAGATAGCGTAGGTCATCTATGTATTGTTCAAAAATTTGTTCTTTCTTTTCTATTGATGTCATTGTATTAGTCTCCGTGTGGGTTAGTGGTTGTATAATTAATTACTTGAACACGACCCTCAGTTTGTACCTCAAGGTCGTGGAGTTCAGCCATCATTTCGATTTG